GCAATCCAAATCTTATCACCAGTCAGGAAATCAAAATCTTCCTCAGTAATATCCAGAACAGCACTAGCCTGTAACATGCGAAGAGCAGCAACGGAAGTAGCGTAATTAACATCAGAAACAATATTCATAGGTAACTCCTTATGTAAGATTAGGGTTAAAGATAATCACGTTTTTTCAAATCGTCAAGCAATTTTTTGTGGTTGCCTTTCCAGTCTTCAATCTGAAACCACTGGCGAAGAAGATTGCCAAAGGCATTAAGCCATTTCTCGTCATCATTGGTAAAGTCAGCTTTTGTTAGAAACATCAACTGCTTAGTCAAAGTGGCGCGATAACTTGCATAGTAACGAGTCGAGCTCAGCATGAATCTTCTCCTGACTAAAATCCGGGTCACTTACCGCCGAAAGTCTGAGTCGCTTTAGCTCGCAAATCAGAAGGCGTAATTCCTGCATCAACAATGTATTGACGTGCTTCATCAGAAATATCCCCATTTTTTAAAGTGACCGTCATTGAAGCGATAGAACTCTGCCAATTGAACTCTGGTGTCTTTTTCATCAAACGACGAATAGTTTTCAACATGCTTCTCACTTCCGGGCGCACATCCAAAATGACGTGCAAAGGCACTACGCCGATGTTCAAGCTCAATTGCTTTTTGGCGTTCTCTTTCACTATCTGATACAGAGGGCTGGAATCGAAGCTGATTCGACTCAGTTCCAGAAGTACCTTGTTGCTCAGATGAGCCATCGACGGTAACTCCATTCCGAGTTTCCGGCTGCTGCGAACCCTGAACTCTTTCTTCAGACAAATTGCCATCAAAGGATTTTTGCATTTTTTCTGCCTCTCAGTAATAGCTTTCTGACGCTGGTCAGATTGCTTGGCTACATACTTGGTCACATACCATGCGACCGCCTGATAGGGCTTACTCTGCATTGCTTTTCCAGTTTTGTCAACAGGCCAAAGCCAACCTTTACGAGAATAAGCATCATGTTGATAGCGAACAGCTATCGGTTGCGTGAAGCCATAAGGCCACATGCCACGGAACGAGTTAATCTGGCGATAATTACGTACCTTGCGACCGAAATTAGGGTCGTGACTTCCCAAAGGAAGAGTCCGCACCATATGCACAACGTGCCAATGAAGACGGCCATGCTGACCTCCAAACTCCGGCACACAAAGATAGCGATAGCAATCGTTATAGGACTCCTTGACTGAACGACCTTCAGCGCGCAAAACGCTTCGACCAACAGTCCGGAAATAATCACGAAGAGCATTGGGGTTTTCATTAAATGCCTGTAAACGGTCATCGGCAAGAGTCAACGTGTCAAATACGAAGAACCAGCCTTTCTGGTGAGCAATACGCATCTCATTAATAACCTTCTGAGTCATGCGATTTTTGCGTGTTTTCTCCTGCATTTTTTCCATGTACTTGGCAACCTCATCCTTAAAAGAAAGAGGCTTAACCATGTCGAGCTCCTGACGAATCATTTTCTCAGGCCACTGGGCAACGTACTTACTCCAAAGCGAATTAAGCGTCTTACCATACTTAACGCCCGGACAAATCATTTCAAAAAGAAAAACACATTCAGGGTCCAAAGGGGTACGGTGGTCTATAGTGTTACTATTATCAAGTTGGGCAGCACACTTTCGAACCAGAGCCATATGGTCCTCTAAGAGACCCGTTTGAGATTCATAAAGGGCATAAGTCTCATCATCCAGATGAGTTTCTTCAGAAAGGCGTTTTTCCAACTGGTAAACCAAATCAGAAAGGAGACGGCTACGGTTATCAACCTGAACAGCCATGCGAAGATGAGGGTGCTTAGCAGTAGCGTGAGACCACGTAGCTTTTACAACATCAGAGAATAATTCGGTAGCCATGGGAAAAAGCCCTCAAAGTGTTACTTTGAAGGCAATATAAATGGCGATTTAGAGGGTTGTCAAGATTTAATATAGGTTGGTCGATTTTTTAACCAATCCAAAAGTGCAAAATGCTCCTCATCAGTAAGAAAGAAACGCTCATAACGAGGGTCATCAACACGGCTACGAGTAATGTGCAAAATCCTTGTTTCAGGGCAGTAAGCATAATGTTCATCCACTAGGCTAAAGAACTTCACGGAAACCTCCGAATCAGACGGGCAATTCCATACAGCATAAGAGCAACAACAGCCAAAGCAATAAATTTTCCGATAACAGTCTCCATAAATTACTCCGCAATTTCATAAAGCCAATCCATATCATCAACATCGACAGAAGGATCTTCCTCAGAACGAATAACATGAGGAATTTCAATGTAATTAACGAGGCCATTTATAACATCAGGCTCAAACTCGTCATACTCCTCATGCTCATAATCAAACCAAGTGATAGAGCCGTAAGTAACATCAATCTCAGCAATAACAACGTCAAAGCAATTTTTAGGGTTAGCAATAAGTTGTTGGCGAGGGGATAAATCACGAACAGCACGAACCTTAATGAGGCGACCATGATGAAGATGCTCATAACGGATATAAACAGGGCACTTAAACAACCAAGAACCAAGGACCGGATGAGTTAAGCGATGTGCGGGTTTCATAAACAAAGACTCCTGCGTCATTTCGTTGAAGCAAGAGTCTCACAAGGGATTAGAGCATGTCAACAATTATTTTCGGGTATTAAGAGAAATGCCATCAGACTTTCCATCCTTAAAGAAAGAATTCCACTGTTGAGAGGCCCAATCAGCAGCACCTGAAGCGGCATCAGTAATCATGTTTGTAACATCTTTCGCCGCAGCAGTAACTTGAGAGCTACCATAACGAGAGTTTTGAGTATCCTGATGAATTTTTCCGATTTCTGCATGAACCTTTTTCTCCAAAGCAATAATCTGACTATTAGTCAAATGCTGACCAGTTTCCTGAGCACGGGTAAGGGCCATTCTCATAATTTCATGGGTGGCTTGCTTATCCGTAAGGTTAGTGTTGGCGAGGATGGACTCAACACGCGCCTGTGATTCACGCTGATTGTACTGAAGCATTTCATTCTGAGCATAAACAGAATCCTTCGTATTTTGGCGAGAGGTGGCAGACTGAATACCGGCAATCTGCAAATTGTTCTGCATCTGCATCTTGGCAATATCTTTCTGGTTATCCAATTGCATTCTCAGCATCTCTTTCTGCTGATTCTGGCCAGAAGACTCTAGCCCGGCAGTGGAAGCACCAGCTCCAGCACGTTCCCATGCGTTGAGCTCAGGGAAAGCTGCCGCCAAGTAATCACGGGTGGCCTTTCCTTGATCTTTTGCATCATTACCTCCAATTAACTTGTCAACAAGGGCTTGCTTAACCTTATCAGAACCAGCCTGAATAGTTCCATCAAGCAGGGACTTACCGGCATTGCGAAGCATATTACCAGCATCGGCCATAACACCAGAACTCTGAGACTCAGGAAGCTGACCGGCAGGCGGGACGTTCGAACCTTGGATAGCAGACTGAATACCTTGGTCGTTATCCATAGAAATAGCGCCGCCACCGTTGGTTAATCCGGCAGATTCAGCGCCTTGCTGCATAACAGAAACTCCACGTTGAGAGCCTCCAAACAATTTAGAGGCGGCACCGCCAGCTAATGCTGACGCAATACCACCAACAACGGCACCTAACATAGCTGATAGTCTCCTTTGGGCTTAGCAGGAGGGAAGGCGGCTAACGCCTTCCACGTTCCTAGTTTATCGGGTATCTCCGTACGGCTCGGTCCGCCCTACATTAGGCAGGCATATAACCGGGAGTGCGGCGGCCTTTTATTTAAGCGGCTGCAGGACTTGATACTCATGAATAACCTGAGTAGTCGCGACAGTACCAATAACACGACCAGCAGTCCATTTAGCACTAGAACAAATCACACCAATGAAAACATTGTTACCAAAGGTGCGAGGATGGATATCCACAGTAGCACAATCACGAGCGGAACAAACACCGCCAGAGCCTACAGACATTTCAATAGGGTAATGCTCAACTTGGTCGCCACGAATGGAAGTAGGCTGGTCAGAAGCGGACTCAAAACGAACAATACCAACAATCGGATAAGAGGTACCAGCAAAACTCAAATTGACACCAGCAGAAATAACACAATTCGGGTCAGCAGGAGAGGTATCAACCTTCATTGCAACAATGAAAGAACCATCCGAAGAGGTACCGACATTCATATTGGCATAAATACCAACAACAGCATGCTCAGCAGTGATATTACCACCATTGATAATAGGAATATTACCGGTAGGAGCGGCAGGAGTAAGATTACCAGTCACCGAAAAACGGGAAGTCTGAATAGCGGTATCGTGCTTAGTAACAAAATTCTGATACATAGATAAATCCTTAAAGGGCCCGAAGGCCCATGAATTAAGAGGTCATAATAGAATCACGAACAGTAGGCATATGACGATAAACACTAACGTTATAGCGAGCCTGTTTATTCCACTGTAACAACTGCTGAGACTGGAAGCAAGCATCATAGTCCTGATGACGAACAAGGATAGCTTCCTGAAGATTATCACCAGTAGATGTACCAGGCGCATCATCAAGGAACGGGAATCCCCGCAAATCATGATACTTAAAGTTAACGTAGTCAGGATGGGTACGATACCAAATAGACTCAGCAACCTTAATCTTAATCCCAGAACGACCATCACGGAACAAATCCTGATAACTAATCTCACGAGGAGGCAAGTTACCAATCAGAGCAGGGTCACCAGCAAGGTCGGTATAAGTCAATTGAGACTTGCCAGCCAGATAATGATGCTCCAATGGGCTGATAGGCGGAAAGCGAATCAGAGCCAAAGTCATCATGACACCATGCTCAGGCACGAAGAATCGCGGCACTGAGTGTTTAAACGTCTGCTGGACTCGACCAGAGAATTGTCCAAGGGAAGATTGGTCGGTACCGTCAACGTCGTAACCGGAAGCCCAAAAGTCAGTATGCATGACAAGCAACGGTCGGTTATCGGCATCATAGGAGGTTGAGCCGCCAAAGCTGGAAATAACATCACGGTAACGCTGCATGAAATAAGTACGCTCTTGCTCAGTATGAAGCTGCGCATAAGCGGCCTGCAAACCCATAATGTCAATGGAATTACCTTCAAGACCCATCTGCTCAACAAGTTTAGTCTCCGGAGGAAGCGGAGCAGACCAAATGTTTTTAAGGTGGCAGCAACGGAAGCCATAACGAGCATCATCCTCATTCAGATTAGAAGGATTCTCTTCAGTACGCTCAGGCATCCACGGCACACGGAAATAGTTATTGTAAATATTCAAATAGCTCTGATGTAAGAACTTAGGAATACGGTTATTTGCAGGAACAATAGTGCCTACATAGCCAGCATGGTCAGGATAGCGATTACAAGTAACCGAAGGCAGAGGACTTGCATCAATACCATCACGCATAAATTGAATCCACTGGTCACCATAAACATGACGATGCGGAATGTAGAAGGTGAAAAAATCAACCTTGGAATCGATAGCCAAACCACGACGCAGAGGAGAAAGACGCAAAGCACCAACGGCATCCATCTCAAAAGAGTCACCAGCAATAACAGGGGTCCAAGAAACGGTTTTCAGACGACCAATCATGCCACAGTCAAAGGCAAGATGAGAAAGGTCGACAATTTCACGTTCTGCAGAAGTTTGCACATTAGACATTTAATTTTCCTTAAAGGGCCCGAAGGCCCATGATTAAAATTGAGAACCGCCTACATACCAAAGGCGAGCACCTTTACGACGAGATGGGGAGCGACGAGACTTTTTCATATTATTTCAGACCATTAGCACGTAATTTCTGACGAGCATTTTCCTCGGCATCCATTACAGTTTCTTTGAATCCTGCCTTAATGCGCAGGGTGTACGCGAAGAGCTCAGCGGCGTTAACCGGGCGCTCGACGCCATTGATAATGTTTTCGCTAAACTCCGCGCCTTCCATAACGAGGCATGCTGTTTGTACATTGACGGGATGAACATAATAAGCAATGACGGCAGCAATAAACTCAACAGGAGCAGGAAAGCGAGGATATCCAACAAAGTCCAGCGTTCCATATACACAAGCCTCAACACAACGACGCGCACGGTTACGGTCAGTAGCAATCCAAATCTTATCACCAGTCAGGAAATCAAAATCTTCCTCAGTAATATCCA